CACCAGTATGAGACCGATGAGGTTTATATGTTGGAGATATGGATGAAAGAGTCTGAAGAAGACAAGAGTAAAATGTACGGTTTCGATTTACCAGTCGGAACTGTATTTGCTAAAGCATATGTCAAGTCAGAAGCAATTCGTGATGAGATTAAAGCTAGCGGCCTTAATGGTTTTTCTATTGAGGTTAAAAATTTTGATATGGTAGAACAAAAATTCGAAAGTAATATGGATTTCAAATTCGCTGTTGAGCTTGGTGAGCGTCTCTCAAACCTAGAGGCTAGCATCAATAAGCAAAACGAAACAATCGCAACCTTAATGGAGCTTTGGGCTGAGTCGCAAGAGCAGTTCAACGAAGTAGTTGAGGCTAATGAAGAGCCTACCGTAGAGGTGGCTGAAGAACAAAATGTAGAACTCTCCGAAGAGCCCGTTGAGGCTGTTGAGGAAGTAGTTGTAGAACCTGTTGTAGAAGTACAACTAGAAGAGGTAGAGGATGCCTCTGTCGAAGAAGCTGAATTGACTTTGTCTGCTGAACAAGCTGGCGAAGAAGAGGAGGCAACGGTCGTTGATAAGACGATTAAATTCGAACGAATCACCTCTGATAAAATTAAGATGATTGACAAGTTCTTTGGCAAGCGTCTTTATTAATTTGTATATTACTTAAATTCAAAAATAAAATGGCAATATCAGTTGCAACTTTAGATTGGGGCAACCGCACCCCCGACCTCTTTATCGATTCAATGGTAAAGAGTGCCAAAGTGTTGGACCGATTCCGTCTTGTTGACGGTGTCAAATCAAAAGTACAAGTCCCCATCTTCGATGCGAGCTTGACCTTTGGTAATGACTTGTGTGATTTCACTGCCGCTAGTTCTGCATCTATCGATGAGAAAGAGATGACTGTTGAGACCTACAAGTGGGCTTTCTTGAACTGCAAAGACGTTCTTGAATCTACCTATCGCTCTGTGCTTCTTAAGCAAGGCCAACACAACGAAGAGACTATGGACTCTCAGTTCAAAGACTGGGTTTTCGATTACTTCGCTAAGTTGTCTGCTCAGAAGGCTCTTGAGCTTGCTGCCACTACTCTAGCTACCGAGCTTTCTGCCGATGCTACTGTTCTTGACTACGACACAAACGCTGCTTTCACTTCTGCTAACATCCTCGCCAAAATGGAAGGTGCTTACCAAGTAATGAGCGCTGATATGTTGTCTGCCGTTTATGGTGACGCTGACCGTCAATTGAAGCCAGCTTTCTTTATGGGAACTGCCGCTATTCAATGTTACCAAATCGCTATCGCTGGTTTGTACACTACCACTGCTCAAGGTGTTGTTGAAGGAAACATTCCTGCATACTACGGTATGGAGGTTATTCACTTCCCTTCACTTGCTGCTGGTTCATTCTTCATCTCGGCTCCTGAGAACGTTGTTATGTTGACCGACAACTACAGTGACGTTCGCGCTATCGATATGAAGTACGAAGCAGAATTGTCTAGCGACAAAATCTGGGGACAGTTTAAGCTTGGCTTCTCTTACCTGAAAGGTGAGGAAATCGTCTACGCTAAGAATTTCGCATAATAAATAACCGAGGGGGGCGAAAGCCCCCTCTCACTTAAAAAAATATAATAAAATGGGATGTGCTGTTAATTTTTCCGGACTTACTCTTTCCTACGCTTGTGGGACTATTTCTTCCGGTGGTTTAAAAACTATTATTCTTGCTGACCTCACTCAATTAAAAGAGGATGGCGATGTTACTATTAATCCTACTACTGGTGCTGTAACTATCGGTGGAACTGGGCTTGTTACCTCTGGAGTTGATATCCTTACCCTAGGATTTAACAACAAAGATGCTTTTTCTAACTTTACTGACGTTAAGACTGTAAATGCTGATGGTTCCGCTTCTGTGGTTCCAACTATTCAGATTGAATTCTTGCGTATGGATGCTGCAAAGCGCACTACGCTAGAAGAGATTGCTACCCCTGGAGCTGAAATGGTTGCTTTCATTGAGACTGCTGCCGGAACTTACCATATGGTGGGCTACGACTTCGGGTTATACGCTGCTACTGTTGATGGTGCTTCTGGTGCTTCTCGTACCGACAAGAACCGCTACCAGCTTACGCTTGTCGGTGAAGAGAACGTACTTGCTTACACCATTGCCGACGCTGCTGCGTTTGCTAAGGTTAGTGCC